CCCAGAAGATCGACAAGTTCCGCGAAATGATGGCCTTCATCAATCCGGCGGCGAAATAGAAATTATGCTCGGGAAGAAACTTCTTTTGGCCGTTGTAGCAATGTTGGCTATAGCACAGCTCGCCAAGATCTTCGTGCTTTATCCATTTATTTACGCGCTACCCATGGCGTTGTTTTCCGTGGGCGCTTCGATATTGCTTGTCTTTATTTGGGACAGATTAACTTGAACCGCCGCGACTTCTTCAAAGCGCTAGCAGCGTGCAGCATCGTCGCAACGCTTAAGCCAGGCGAATCGCTCGCAGACATCATTGCGCCATCGACGCGGCCGATTAAGGGCGTTTACTGGATGTACCGCTTCGCAGCTCAGGGCGTGAGCCATTCGCACGCAGTGGCGACTATTACTATTGGCAGAAAAGAAGTCACAAACCTTCTTAAATTCTCAGTTAATAGACTTGGTGGCTATTTCAGTTTGGGCCTGCCGCCTGGGACTGAATTGGTATGCATCGATGAACTTCCTATCGTCGAATGCACCGACAAGGAAATCCACTGGGTTATGCAGCTAAAAGACTTGGATGGCAACACCGAACTACTCGGATTCAACGGCGAGCACTATCGGGTGCTCTTGTTGAAGGCAAAGACTCCACAAATATCAATGGACTTAGAGTGGCAGGAAGCATGATCAGCGATCCACAAATAGCCAGCGCCGGTGAATTGGCATATGGATGGTCGGTGTCTTTCGCTGAGAAATTAGAACAGCTATGCGAACAGTATCCCCGTGCCGCTATCCATTTGGTTTGCCCAACAAGCGGAATCACATTCGCAGGCCGCGTACCAAACGATTGGGACGGAATCACGATAGAGCAATACGAGCCGTGCCATAGCGGCTTTTTGACGAAACCGGTTCGACGTTTTTTACAACAACAAGTGAGGGCGGTATGACAGAGCAACAAGACAATCCCATAAACGGCACGGCGCAGCTTAGTGAACAGCAGATTGCCTACCAGCAGGCGCTGCAGCGGTTTCAATCCGCGTGCGATGATTTTGTGAAGGTCACGGGCGCGCAAGTGCAACGTGTTGGCGCGGTAGATGGGTTCAAAATCTTTGTGAATGTGAACCTGGTTACGGCAGATCACCACGCATTAGTAGCCGAACTCAGTCAACGCGGATTGATCGATGTCGCTGCGGTAAAGAATGCAGCCGCCGCAATCCTTCGCGACGAAACCGCGAGGGTGCAAGCCGAACTCAGCAAGCCGCAACTGGTTATCGCAAATTCAAGTGGGAGAAAGCAATAATGGCCATCGACCGCCGCGCATTGAATGGCATGGACGAGTACACCAGAACAATTTGGCGACGCTTGGAAGTGTGGGCAAAGGACGTGATCGGCGATCAGCCGCGCGCTTGGCCGCGTGAGACGCTACTCGCGCGCGTGATCAAGTTTGGGCCATTGGGCGCATCGCAGAATGGTGCGCCGGTGTTCATGAGCGCCGAAGCATTGGCAGTCGACGCCGCCGTTGCCAAGCTGTGCGAGATTGATCGCACCGTACTCATGGAACGGCTCATGAGCAGCGACCCAATCGAAGTATCAGCTCGCAAGCTCAAGATGCGAGTGCGGCAAGTGCAGAACGTGGTGAAGCGTGCGGTGTGGCGAGTAGGGGGCTACTTGGATCGCGACGACGAAATTCGCGCCGCAGAAAGTTTTGCACGCGTGCGCAAAACAGCGTAAACCGTGCAGCGTGGTCGTGCGTTACTCGCAGACTCATACAAAGCCCGCCTCGTGCGGGCTTTTTTTATTCCCAAGTTTTGGCCGCGTCACCGCCAACGAATCAACACCGAGTCCTAGCACTCAGGGCGTGATGCTCGCGGCCATTTTTTTCCGTTAGCGAAGTTTCCCCCTCAATTCGCTAACCGCTTAGCCCGCGCTCGAAAGAGTTGCGGGCTTTTTTATTTCCCAACCCCGCCCCGCAAAGAGCGGGGTTTTTTCATTTAGGAGCTTGCAAAGATGATTATTTATAACGTGCGTGTGTCTGGTGCATTGAGTGTTTTGGCTACTGCTATCGCGACCATTATTTCCGGCGCGACTCGCTCGTTCATTTTGCTGGAAGTTGATCTCGAAGGAATGGGCACGGCTTCGCAAGCGAACGAGCTTGGCGTGTATCGCGTTGGTACGGCTGGTGCGACGGGCGCTGGTGCCCTTACGTTCACCACGCCAGAAGCGCCAAACATGACGGGTACAACGCCTGCGCTCGCATTTAGCGGCACCGGCTTCGGCTCGTACACCACGCAACCAATTGCCGGCGCGCTGATTCAAAACGTGCCGATCAACGCCAACGGTCAGCGTTACTTCTGGCGCTGCAACGCGAACTTGAACAACGCGATTCCTGTACCGGGCGGTAGCAACGCGGCCGGTTCGATTGCATTGTTCCCACTCAACACGGCGGGCGGTACTGTAACCGGTCGCTTACAGCTCGCTGAGTTCTAAGAAGCAGCGGTCATTGCGCGCTGGGAGAAATCCTGGCGCGCAGTGCTTTGCGTATGTGGCATGGTTCTTATAGGGCGTATGGGCCGAGGGTGGTGGTAGCCGCCGATCCGATTATTCCGCGCACGCCAAACGGATCAGATATTTATCTTAATTGGTCGGCCGGTTCGGATGGATCAGGCTCATCTGGCAGCCCCTATAACACATGGACGAACGCGCGCGATGCGACCCTTGTAGCGGGACAACAGCTAGTTGTTACGGGGACTGGTCCGTTTCCTGATTGTACAGCTCAAGTTAGTGTCGGTACTTCTGGCAATCGAATTGTCACGCGTTCTCATCCGAGTTTTCCCACGAGCGGGTTTACGTTCTCGGGTCTTGGCTCTAGAACGGGCGGTGGTTCCTATAGAGATTATTATCTGCTCAGCATCGTTTGCGCCAATGGATTTGGTTTTTGCTTTAACGCCAAGGATGATTTCTCTGGGGGCCTGCCTGCAACTAACTGGCGAGTAATTGACTGCACTGGGACTAAGACGGCTGACCCCGCATCAGGAGTTAATGCAGGCACAGGCATCCTGTATGCGAGCAATGGTAGCGCGATTGGCGCTGAGGTCATTCGAGGCTCTTTCACAGGAGCTGGCGCAGCAAATGGGAACGCTGCATGCCTATGGTTTGACTATGCAAGCAATTTAAATATCGTCGGTGTGCTGATCGACAATGCTCCTACGCCACTTTATTTCAAGCATACGAATGTAAATTCGTCTGGAACACCGGGCGGCACGGTCAAGAACTGCATCATCCGACGGGGCGATGCGAGCTATGGATCACGGCTCGCTCTCAATTGGGTTAACTACCTCAATAACGCCATTGATAACTGTAATTTTGGATTAGATGAGCAAGGCGGCGGTGTGCAAGGTGGGAACAACTGCACCCTCACACATAACTCTTTCTTGAATGCCATTGTGGGCTGTCCGCAAGAGCTGGGGTCTCCGTTCCCATCGAACAATACGCTTAGGAATAACGCGCTTCTAGGCACGTCAGTTTGGAAAGACACGCCCTTAAGCGCAACCGATGCCAGTAATTCGATCGATTACACAGCCTGCGAGGGTGCAGGCACTAATCATTACAAGCGCAACAGCACGCAATTTACCTTGGCTGGATATCACTCGACCTATGCAGCGCAAGAAACCAATGGCGTCGCAGGTTCAATTGTATTAGTTGGCGGCTCAACGCCTGGATCAACTGCGGCGAATTGGGCGATGTTATCTGGCGTCGGCAAGAACGCATCGAGCGACGGCACGGATTGTGGTGTCAATGCCTCTAACCTGTTGACGACTAACTAAAATGGCTATTGCAATTGGTCAGCATACAAAAAAATCGGATTCCGCGTCCAACGTCACGACGACCGATCCGGTCACTACGCAGGTCACGGGGAGCACTTTTGTTGTAGGTATTATCTATCCTAACGGCGATACGGTTACGTCGGTTACAGATAGCAAGTCCAATACCTATACGCTTGTACCACTAACTGCAATTGCAGATCCAGGTGACGGCTTTAAAGCGGCTATTTACAAGTGCGAAAACGGTGTCGGCGGGTCAGGGCATACAGCAACATTAACCATAAGTGCGACAGATCCAAAAACAGTCTATTTTTCAGAAATTACTAGTGGCGCAACAAGCGGTATCTTGGACCAAAGTTCCGGCGTGCTAGATACGGCAACTCCTTTTGATTCGCCTGTCACAACCATAACCGCAAATCAATTGGTTTATACACTGGTAGCATCGAGCGGACTCACCGCAGACGTCACCTGGAACGGCGGTTTTACCGGCATCGATTCGGATTCAAGCGGAGTCATGACGGGTTCGGCAAACGCTTATCGCGTCGTCACCGCGACCGGCACTTATAGCCCTGCGGCGACGACTTCGGCGGGCGGCAACGCGATTGTCCTTACGGCGAGCTTCATAGAGCTAAGTGCAGCACCGCCCACCTACTACCTCGGCTCGACTGTAGAGTTCTAAAGTGTGGATGAGCTTTTCCTATTCGACGATGAGTTTGGCGCAACCATCTCCGATGTCGGATATCAGCAGTCCGACATTGATTCGACGCGATACGATCATGACTGGGATTGGTCTGTCGATGAGATAAGCGCTAGCGACGATAGCAACCTTACAGTATTGATCGCCGCGGACGCTTTCATCGGTCGCGATCTTGATGTTGTTTGGCCTGATGAATTCGCACTGCTTGACCAGCTCGAAGGATACGAGGAACCGTTTCTCCCGAGCGATGAATGGTCGGGCCCGATTCAGCCGAACGCACCACCGATGGTGTTCGATGAACTCATTGAATGGAATGAGGGAGACGAAGACTTAGCGCTCGACAGCTATTTACTGATCGATGCCGTTGTTGCGCCGCCAGCCGTTGTAGAGGATGCGTGGGATTGGTCGTCTGAAGAAATCAGCGCGACATCGATCCCAACTGATTATCAGCAAATCGACGGAATTGTTGCGCCAACGGTTCAATTCTTCGGCGCAGAACCTGAGCTAAGCGATGAAGAGCCGGACGAGTTTCACGCCGATCATTTCGGCACCGAAGATGCTGATCCGGTCTTGTTGCAAGACGACTTTGACTGGTCAGAGTCGGTCGAAGACGATCTGCGACTTGACGAGTTCGCGAATAGCAATGCCGTTGTTTCTCCAGCGCAATACTTTGGCGAAGACGCAGAGTTATTAGACGAAACGCTGGAAGATGACTGGCAAGTCATTGTCGACGATGACGATGACGCGATCCAAACCAATTCGCAACCAGCGCAGCTTGTAGAAGATGCATGGGACTGGTCGAATGACGACAGCGACGATCCGATTGTTGTCGATGACTATGCCAATGTTGACGTTGTTATCCAGGCGACACAGATTGTCGAAGATGCATGGAATCATTTCGACGAGTCGGTCGAAGACGACTGGCAACTAATTATTGATGATGATGATGATGCTAGCCAAGACGTAACAGCGCCGTCGTTTTATGACGCATGGACATGGGAAGAATCAGCAGACGACGATCTTCCTGAAGACAGTTTTGTTGGTCCAAACGGTATTGTTCCGCCATCTCAGTTCACGGATGACGCATGGGACTGGACTCAACATCTCGAAATTGAAGATCAAGTTGATGAGCCGCCGCAGCCTACGCCGACAATAGTCGGAGCAAATCGAACGGTTAAATTGTCCGTACGCGATAGCACTATAAAACTGGTGGTGCGCAATCCAAACATTCAGGTTCACTAATTATGAGTATCGCGATTGCACTGCTCGATCCATCAGATCAGGCGATTCTGACAATCGATTGGTCTGACGCCATTGGCGCTATTGCATTGGGTACTGTTGTTCATGCAGTCGTTGCTCCTTTGGTCAAACTATCGGAATCAACGGATGTGAATGCTAAGACTAGCCAAGTCAAGGTGAGCGGTGCAGTACATGGCGGTACTTACATGATCGAAGGACAGTCGACGCTCGGTAATGGTGAAGTACTAAACCGTCAATTCCCTGTGCGTTGCTTCAATGGCTAAGGATGATTGGCATGCACTGTACTGCTATAAGCAATGGCAGCACCTACGCAAGCGGCAGTTAATCGCACAACCGTTATGTGTCTATTGCTCACAGCTTGGACGCGTGACGGCCGCTAACACTGTCGATCATGTCATCGCCCACAAGGGTGACAGATCATTGTTCTTTGATGAAACCAATCTGCAATCGCTATGTAAAGCATGCCATGACAGCCACAAGCGCTCGCTTGAGCTACGCGGCTCGCTACGCGGCTGTGATGTCAATGGCGTTCCTTTTGATCGCCGTAACGCGTGGCATGCGCCTGCGGCGGGGTAGGGGCGTGTCAATCTCTGGGGATGAGCCGGCCCTGACCGTTACAGCTCTTTTTATTTCATAAATCGCAACATATCCATATGCAAGGCCGAGGTCGAAAAAGTGGCGCTAGCCTGTCTGTCGTGAAGTCCGATGGCACGCTGACGGCAGTGGCACCGCCTGCGCTTATGCCGGGAGAATTTCCCGCACCACCATCCAACTTGTCGAAGACGCAGGCCGAAAAATGGAACGCCATTGTGCGGACGAAACCGGCCGACTGGTTTGCGGACGATTCGTTTCCTGTGCTGATCGCTTACGTGAAAGCAATCGAAGTGCATGAGCGTTTCTCAGTGCAAGTCGAATCAATATCCGATGCTAGTCTCAAGAAGAAGTCGGGATTGAACCGTTACATGGCGCTGTGCGCCGCGCAGGAAAAGCAAGCGCGATTGCTGGCGACTCTTGCGGCAAAGATGCGACTAACTCAACAATCACGATATACGCCGAAGGCATCAGCTACGGCAGCAAACAAAGTGGGCAGTGGCAAAAAGCCGTGGGAAACCTAAGCGGAAAGCGCCAAAGGGCGCATCGCTAGGACAGGCGCGCGGCGAGCGCAACATTGCATGGATCGAGTCGCATTGCCGAATTCCGGAAGGCAAGTATGTTGGCCAAGCGGTAAATCTGAGGGAGTGGCAGCGCGACATCATTCGCGGCATTTACGATTCGCCGACGCGGCGCGCGATTATTAGCTTCGGTCGCAAGAACGCAAAGACCACACTGTCGGCGTTCCTGTTGTTGTTGCATACCTGCGGTCCGGAAGCGCGACCGAATAGCCAACTGTTCAGCGCGGCACAGTCGCGTGATCAAGCGGCAATTCTATTTTCGCTTGCTGCCAAGATTGTGCGCATGTCGCCGATGCTCGGGCAGTACATACTGATTCGAGATACGGCCAAGCAGCTATTTTGCGCGGAGCTCGGCACCCTGTATCGCGCGCTTTCGGCGGAGGCCAGCACATCGTATGGCTTAAGTCCGGTGTTCGTTGTTCACGATGAGCTTGGTCAAGTTCGTGGTCCGCGTTCGGAATTATACGAAGCGCTAGAAACCGCAGCGGGCGCACAAGAGTTTCCGTTATCGATTGTTATTTCTACGCAGGCACCGACAGCAGCGGATCTGCTATCGGTATTGATCGACGACGCAAAGACCGGTGCCGATCCGAAGGTAAAGTTATTCCTTTACACGGCTGACGAATCACTTGATCCGTTTTCTGACGAGTCGATCAAGGCGGCAAATCCCGCGCTCGGTGATTTCCTTAACGAAGTAGAAGTGCGTGCGCAGGCTGAGTCTGCGCGCCGAATGCCATCTCGAGAAAGCAGTTATCGCAATCTCGTGCTGAATCAGCGCGTAGATCAGACATCGCCATTTATCGCGCGATCAGTTTGGGAACGCTGCTCTGGTGTGCCGGATGATGGTGTGTTCCTGCGCTCGCGTGTGTATGTCGGGCTCGACTTATCAGCGCGTAACGATCTCACTGCGCTTGCTATTGCGGCGCAAGACGAGGAACGCGTCTGGCATTGCCGGGTAGAGTTTTTCGCGCCGCTTACGGGAATTCATGAGCGCGCCGCGCGTGACCGTGCGCCGTATGACGTGTGGCGCGATCAAGGATTTCTCACGGCAACGCCAGGTGCGTCGGTCGACTACGAGGTTATTGCGGAACGACTCTGCGCCATTGCGGATGACTACGATCTTGCCGCGGTCGCGTTTGATCGCTGGCGAATTGATGTGTTGCAAACCGAATTGAAGCGCGTAGGCCGCGAGCTGCCGATGGTTCCATTCGGTCAAGGATTTAAGGATATGGCACCCGCACTAGACATCATGGAGTCCGAACTATTGGAGCAACGCATTCGCCACGGCGCGCACCCCATCCTTACTTGGTGTGTAGCCAATGCGATTGTCGTCAAGGATGGGGCCGGTAATAGAAAGCTCGACAAGTCAAAGGCCACCGGTCGTATCGATGGCTTGGTTGCGCTCGTGATGGCGATTCAGTCGGCAAACAAGATGGAAGACAAACCAATGATGATCGATTCCAGCTATGAATTGCTAACGGTATGAACGCAAAAACCTACAACATCAGCATCGCCTACGCGGTCGCCGCGATCAGCGTCGGCCTTGCATGGTTCAGCGTTCCCGTTGCGTTGATCATTCACGGCGCGCTGGTGCTCGGACTTACTCTGTTCGCCGCGATACGCAAATAATGTTTATCACCGCATCCGACGACCGCTCGCCATGGGGCAACTTCTGGTTTCAGCCGGTTGCCAATCGCACCACAACCGGCGTACGCATTTCGCCGGAATCGTCGATGCGATTATCGGCTGTTTATGCGTGCGTGCGCGTGCTGTCGGAAACGCTCGCGGTGTTGCCATTTTGCCTGTATCAGAAAAACGCCAACGGCGGACATACGGAAGTCACCGACCATTGGCTTTACCGGTTGTTAGCGAAGCGTCCAAACCGATATCAGAACGCGTTTGAATGGCGCGAGATGATGCAGGGTCATTTGGCGCTGCGTGGCAATGCCTACAATCGCATCACGTCTAATTCTATTGGCGAGATTACCGAGTTGATGCCGATCAACCCGGACGCGGTTCGCATCGAAGTATTACCGACCGGCGAATACCGCTATCGCATCAAGCAAAGCAATGGCACGGAACAGATTCTTGCGCGCGGCGATGTGTGGCACCTTCGCGGGCTGTCGTCCGATGGCATCGTCGGGTTATCGCCCATCGATGTCGCACGTGAAACTATCGGTCTCGGCTTAAGCGCTCAAGAGTACGGCGCGCGCTTCTTCCAAAACGATGCGCGGCCCGGCGGCGGTTGGATTGAGCACCCAGGCCAGTTCAAAGACAAAACCGCGCGCGATAATTTTCGCGAGAGTTACCAAAACGCGCAATCCGGCTCTAACCGTCATAAGACGACAGTGCTCGAAGGCGGCATGAAGTACCACGAGCTCGCGATAAAGAACAACGACGCGCAGTTCTTGGAGACGCGCCAGTTCCAGGTGACGGATATCGCGCGTATTTACCGTGTGCCGCCGCATTTAATTGGCGACTTGTCGCGCGCTACGTTTACGAACATCGAACAGCAATCGCTTGAGTTTGTTAATTACACTATGACGCCATGGGCGGAACGGTGGGAAGCGTCTATCGAAGCAGACTTGCTACTCGATGATGATAGCCTTGAGGTCGAATTGGATTTTGAGAACCTTTTGCGCGGCGATCAAGTGGCGCGCTCGACGTTCTATGCATCCGGTATCAATTCAGGATGGATGACGCGCAACGAGGCGCGGCTACGTGAGAATTTAAACCCAATCGATGGCCTCGACGAACCATTGCTGCCGCTGAATATGGTCGAGGAAGGCCAGCAGCAAGGCGCGACGCCACCTGTCGCACCCGACGCGCGCTTAGCCGCGCTTGCGTCTGCCGCTGCTGAGCGAATCGCGAGAAAGGAAGTGGAGATGGCGCGAATGTACAAGGATGAAAAACTAACAGCGGCCTACGACAAACACGCCTCCTTTATTGCGCAAGCCCTGAACATTTCGGCAGACGCATCAAAGGCGTATTGCAATGAACAGTTGGCCGGATGCATGTCGAATCCGGGAATGCTGGCCGAACAATTTGAAGAAATAGCACGCTGCAAGCTCGAACGGCTTGCGCTAGGAGTTAACTAATGCGCGGTGACTGGTTCTTAGCAGATTTGCAACGATATCCGTGGGCGATCATGTCGTCATGGATGCCAACCGTATCGCGCGTGATGACGCGCGTGCTCAATGCGCAACCCATATCAGCGGAGGATCGCCAAGCTGCCGACGAAGGTCGCCAGAACTGGGAAGCACGCGCGAAACAATCTGCAGGCTATGCAAGCGGTTCAATTGCAGTAATCCCAATGTACGGCGCGATTACCCAACGAGGCGGGATGGCCGATATGTCAACACCGACGACCAGCGCATCGGCGCTTGCGTCGATTGTGCGCCAGGCTGCATCCGATCCATCCATCTCGGCCATCGTGCTCGATGTGGATTCACCCGGCGGCAGCGTGTACGGGATTGAAGAATTGGGCAATGCC